AAACCAGTGGAACGTGGCTGGTGGGCTGTTCATCCCGGGCGGAGCCAACGGCAACGAGATCGACTACGAGTTCACGCTGGGCGGCGCGACGACGGTGGTCGTGTACTACTACATCGCCGGCTACTTCACCGTCGCATGAGCGAGATCGTCCGCCCCCTGCTCACGACGGTCGACCCGACCGAGGCGTTCCACGCTCTCCGGGCTGGCGCGATCACCGTGGAGTGGGTCGGTGTCGACGCGCCGACGCAGGGCATCCGGGCGAAGGTGCCGGACGGGACGGAGGCCGCGGCCACGACCCTGCTCGACGGGTATGCGTGGACGGCCACCCGGGGTGAGTGGCACACGCCACGACCCCAGATCGTGCAGGACGCGATCACGACCCTCAAGGCGTTCTATACGGCGAACCCGGCGACGGTGACCGCGGCCCAGTCGGCCACGCTCCACCGGGCCGAGGTGGTGATCCTCCGGTTCCTGTTCAGTGATCTGGAGGACTGATGGACCCGATCCACGTCATCATCATCGCCGCCGTGGTCTCGGTCGTCGGGGCGCTCGCCACCCGATTGATCGAGCGCCGGACGCTGTCCACGCTCGGCATCCCGAACGACACCGAGAAGCGGATCATTGACCTGCGGGAGGAGCTCATCCATGATCTCGAGGCGGCCAACGCGTCCTGTGAGAAGGCACTGGCCGAGGAGAAGGCATTGAGAGAGCGCCTAGCAATCCGCGTCGACGACCTCGAGGCGCAGAACCTGCGGCTCCTGAACCGACACCTGATGGCCCCGGGCGACTGATGCACTGGGCGTTGATCGTGTCTGGGCTCACGCTATCCGGGGTTGCCGGCACTGCGGTGTTCGGGACCATGCTGGGGGGCCTGTACCGCTGGCGAATCGGGGAGGACGGGGCGGCCAAACTATGGGTCGCGGGCCTCGGCTTCATCATCGTCATGGTGGTGGCGGCCACCGGGCTCTTCAGTCGGGAGCCGTTCGCGATCGAGTATGCGGCCGTCCGGGCCCTGTACTGGACGTGGCTGTGCGTGATGATGGGGGTCGGGCGTCGGCTCCGGATTCGGATCGAAGAGATCCGCCTGACCCGAAAGCGGCAGCGATTCAACGAAGCAGGAGAGAGCTGATGTCTGTCCCCACGGTCTGGACCGAGCGCAACACTGGGTCTGTCGGGTGGACCGATTGCACATGGTGCTCGATCCTGATGGTCGTCGTCGGCTCGGGCTTCACCGCGTTCCCGCTCAAGGCGTACACCGAGCCCGAGCGGAAGGCGTTCCGAGGGAGTGATCCTCGCCTGAACTTCGCGGGAGGCATCGAGAAGGCCAAGGCCCGGTACGGGGTCACGATCACCAGTCCGCCGGCGTTCATGACCCCGACCGCGTTCAAGACTCTGCTCAACCGACCCGGGCTGGTGGTGGCGGTGGCTGGCAAGCTGGCGAACTTCCCGACCGGCCATCCCCTCCGGCGCTGGCAGCCGGCGTTCCTCGACTTCCATGCCGTGGCGGTCGTGACTCTCGGCAACGGCAAGGTCGTTTGGCTCGACCCGTTGGCCCCGAACCTGTACGCCGGTGACGCCGCGACCGTGGCCGATGTGGCTGACACCTTCGCCCGAGGCAACTACCCCAACGACGCCCGCTACATGAAGATCGGAGGATCCATGCCCAACATCGAGAACATCCCGCAGGGCTATCCGGCGGGCACCAAGCTCGTCCTCGAGGTCGGTTCGTATCAGGGCTGGAACTACAGCGCCGGCGGGGTCAAGCAGCCGTTCACGGTGACCCTGACCAAGCGGTCGTCGGTCGACACCACCGCGCTCGTGAAGTTCGTCGGCGAGTCCGCCGCGTTCTACGTCCCGCGGATCTACGTCGCACCGACCGGCTATCGGGATGACGCCTACCTCGTGCCCAAGTCGGCCGCCGACCCGCAGGTTGTGCTGCCGCCGGCTCCCCCAGCTCCTGATGGGATCTCGCCCGAGGAGCTCGCCGAGGAGAAGGCCAAGTCCAAGGCCGAGGGCGTGGCCGAGGGTGCTGCCGCTCGGGACGCCGAGTGGGAGAAGCACCTCCACCCGTGAGCGACCGGGCCGTCATCCTCGTCATTGTGCTGGGGATGGCCTTCGCCGCGATGGTCTGGTTGCTCGGCTACCAGTTCTACTACTGGGCCTACTTCGACCCCCAATATAACTACCTGCCGGAGGGCTCCGAGCAGGTGGTCAACTCGGTCAGCGCCGCCATGAACGGGGCACAGACCCTGATCGCGGCCATCGTCACGGCAATCGTGACGTGGAAGGTCGCGTCCAAGTCCCACGAGGCCGGAAAGATAGCTGGTCTCGCCCAGCCCGGCTCACTCGAAGGAACCGGGAAGGAGACCACCCCTGATGGAACTCACTGAGCTGACGACCTTCGCCGGCCTCGCCGTCGCGGTCATGCTCATCTTCGAGGCCGCGAAGCGCGTCCTGAAGTGGAGCCCTGAGCTCCTCGACCGGTTCGGCGTACTGGTGTCTGTCGGCATCGGTGTGGCCCTCGCGGTCCCTGCGGCCCTGCTCACGACCTCGGGGATCGTCGACGCGCCCACCGTCGGGCAGGCGATCATGAACGGGGTGATGGCCGGGTTGGCCGCGGTCGGCATCTTCAAGGGCGCTCAGGCGTCCCCGCTGCCGATCGGATAACGCTGCCGGCTTTCTCCCTGAAGCCGGCGGGTACAACGGGTGGCTCACACCCTACATAGACGATCAGACCCCCGGCTCGAATGTGGCACGATCCACGAGCTGGGGGTCTTTTCGTTGCGTCCGGGGCTGGCGGCATGCTATAGTCCCGGGATGGGCCCAGCCCCCATCCTGAGAGGGAGGACAGATTGACCAAGACCACGTCCGGCATCGAGCTCCGGGTCGAGCGGACTCGAGCCCGTGCGCGACAGATCGACGTTGCCAAGGCCGCCGGCCTGAGTCGTCAGCGGATCAGCCAGCTCGAATCGCTCGAGAAGGTCCCGCAGCGTCAGGTCGAGCGGTATCTGGCCGCGGTCCGCGAGCTGTCTGCGTCGGCCGCCTAGGCACTATGGAATCTGTAGCGAGGGTGCGTACTTTAGAACAGCGGTTCGAGTCGGGCCCGTGCTCAGGTTGCCCGGACCAGCTCTAGCACTGTGCTATACTTGATGTAAGCGAAAGCCCCGGCCCACTGGGGGCCGAGGCATCTCGCAGACGAAGGAGTAGGAACCTTCAATGGCAAAGCGTACACCATCTCTCGGGCAGCCGACCTGCCCCACTGACGGCCTCCGCCTCACCCCCCTGCCTTCGGGCTGGTGGTGCATGAGCGGGCAGCACGACCGTGATGCCCTCGCCGAGGCCCCCACCCTCACCAACGACCGCGGCGCGGTCTACCAGTCGGTCCCCTCGCTCCGAGCCGACGGCCCGGGCAAGAACCTGTGGCGGACCTACGAGCTGGAGGCCACCCGTGCCTGACGTTCGTTATCCCCGAGTCGGCGGAGCCGTCGGTCTGGAGTGGACCGACACCGGCCACGTCGACTACCTCGTCCAGCCCGCCTGTGAGAGCCAGCTCGGCTACCACCTATGCGTCATGCACCCGAAGGCGGACACCCACAACAACATCTCGGCGCAGGGCCACTTCGAGGACGGCGGGACCCACGCCAAGGTGTGGATGTGCGCGGAGCATGGCCCCGAAGAGGCCGTGCTCCCCAAGGCCCTCCCCGACTCGCTGTCGGGTGGCCTGTGGCAGCACATGGTCCCTCAGCAGGAGCCGTGCGAGGTCATCGAGCCGGCCCTCCGGGACCGGCGAGCCGATCCGTATCGCGGCGTCCACTGCATCACCTGCGGTAAGCGGATCCTCCGAGTGGGTCCAAACGAGGGCCCCGAGGCGCTCAAAGCGATGTTCCCGCTGTGAGCTCGCCGGATCGCGTCGTCGCCATGGTGACCACCGTCCGCCAGTGGCTCGACCCCTACACCAACGCCGACGGCTACACCCGGAAGAGCGCGGTCCAAGTCGCGACCGGTACTGGGCTGCCGCTCGAGGACGTGACCCTCGCCCTCAATGCGATGCGGACCGCGGGCGAGATCACCCACCGTCACGGCTACCGGGGCATCCGGATCCTGTTCGAGGACCAGCGGCCGAAGCTCAACGGGATGAGCGGAGCCGGCCACATCATCAGCCGGGTTCGGCCCCGAACCCGGGGCCCGGCGGGACCGGTCCGGGTCCGTCGATTGCCACCGCCGCAGGGCATCGGGCGGCCGTCGAAGTTCTACGCATGGCTCCGGGTCCAGCCGCCCGGCGAGGACGGGTGGATCCCGATCACCATGGACGACCTCTCCCGGTTCGACAAGAAGCCCCAGCGCGGCAGCGTGGGGGCCACCGTGGCGAGCTGGATGAACCGGCACCCCGAGGTAGACCGGCGCTATACTGGTCCTTCAGGGAACCGGACCCTTTGGCTGCGGTTCGCACAAGACCGACCGGAGCCGATCGTGACCCCCGAACCGACCCGTGAGGACGTCGAGGCCGTGACAGCCGAGCTGTCGCAACCATCGGTCAGCGTCCATCTGCATGTCACTCTACCCAGCCACTGGACACCCAGCGAGATGGCCGAGTTCGTCCGGAAGGTCCGCGATGAAGCCTGAGCCTCGACGCAACGCCATGCTCCGAGCCGTCCGGCCTCGGCCCATCTTCTCGATGTTGTCGTCGGACGGGCAGAGCCACTACATCCTCGTCGTCAACGGGGACGGGGAGATCGCCTGCAACTGCCCCGCCGGCGAGTTCCGGGTCTCGTGCAAGCATGTTCGCCGGACCCGGGCCTCGATCCGGCGTCGGCTGCAGGAGCTGGAGCGGATGGCCCGGCGTGGGTGAGGTTCGCTGCACCGACCTGACCCACGGCTCGTACTCCGCCGACAGCCGGTACGACACCTGCACCTACCTCGGCTCCCGGGTCGAGGCCGGCGCGGTCGAGATCCGGATGGGCCCTGACGGGATCGTGGGTCGGATCGTCGACGGCTACCTGTCGTCGCTGGTGGTGGGGGAGATCCCCCGTCCGCTGGAGCTGACCATCGAGGACGAGGTCCGCCCGCTGGGGGAGCTGGTCGACCACCTCTATCCCCGGGACGAGATGTTGACCAAGGCCCACGCGCTGGTCGCGCTGGCGATCGACGAAGTGCTGCCGTCCTACGGGCAGGTGTTCAAGAGCCAGCTCGAGATCCACTGGGAGCACCCCGCTGGATCGATCCGCCATGCCCACCTCGACCTGCTGCTGATGGACGGCGACGTCATCGACTGGAAGACCGCCAAGCAGCGGCTGGGCAACCGAGCCGCCGACCTGTCGGTCCAGCTCACCGAGTACGCCTGTGCCTACCGGTCGGTCGCCGGGGAGCTGCCGCGGCGGGTCATCCTCGACGGCCTGATCTATGCCAACCCGCCGTCCGACGTGAAGCTGTGGCGGCCCAACGCGAAGAAGCCGTGGTGGGACCGACAGGTGTCGACCCGGACCCACGAACAGCTCGAGGCCCATCTCCGGACCATCGAGACCCGCGACGCCGTGCGCCGCATCCAGACCCAGACCGGGCTCCACCTGACGCAGGGCCGGAGCCACCCGTGGGCCTGTCATGATTGCCCTGCGAAGCCGACGTGCCCGGCGTGGATCGGCACCGAGTTCGAGGAAGGAACCGCCTCCGATGTCTCCCAAGACAGCTAACCCGTTCAAGCCTGCCGCGCAGGCCAAGCCGCTCGTGAAGGCCATGATCTTCGGTGCCGAGGGCATCGGGAAGACCCATCTCGGCCTATCCGCCCCGGGCAAGATCGCGGTCGTCGACGCCGAGGGTGGCACCTCGTTCTTCGCCGGCCGACCGGGGATCAGTGAGTTCGACGTCCTGCCCGCCAAGAGCTACCTCGAGATCAAGAGCGCGATTGAGTTCCTCGGTCGGAGCCCCGGCGAGTACGAGACGTTCATGATCGACCCGGTCACCGTGGTGTACGAGGTGCTGCAGGAGGCCGCCCGCCAGCGGCGAGCCCAGAAGCGCAACGTGGCGGTCGAGGACGCCGACCTAGAGTGGATGGACTGGGGTCGCATCCGGGCCCTGTACAAGCAGCTCATGAACGCGATCACCGGCCTGCCGATGCACGTCATGCTGATCGCTCGCGAGAAGGACGACGTCATCCGTCGCGGCGGGGAGACCGAGAAGGTCGGGGTCAAGGCTGACGCGGCCACCGGTTCGGGCTACTACGTCGACATGAAGATCCGACTGGCGACCGACAGCGGCAGCCGGATCGCGATCGTCGAGAAGGACCGGCTGGGGATCCATGGCCTGAACGCCCGCATCCCGGACCCGACGTGGGCCAACGTCTTCGGGCCGGCCCTCAAGCTGAAGGGCAAGGCCGAGCGGGTCGTCGTCGACGATGCCGAGGCCGCGGCCTCCGATGCCGCGGGGGCGATCACCGACCACACCACCCCGGCGTTGGCCGAGGCGGCGTTCTCGGCCCTCAGCCTGCTGGGTCGGGACCCGCAGGAGTTCCTGAAGGGCAAGGGCCTTGCTTCGTTCATGGACGCCCCGCCGGAGAGTCTCCGTCGGCTGATCGACGCGGCCAATCAGGTCCCCGACACCGCGCCAACAGAGTAGAATCCGGCTAGAGCAGCCAGAAGGAGCCGAACCTCGTGCCATCACTCAATCAACTCACCATCCTCGGCAACCTCGGGGGCGATCCCGAGCTCCGGTACACGCCCGATGGGAAGGCGGTCACGAACCTCAGCGTGGCCGTCACCCGGGCATGGCCGGACCAGAGCAAGGACACCGGCTGGGCGGAGGAGACCGTCTGGTTCCGAGTCGACTGCTGGGACCAGCTCGCCGAGCGGGTTGCCGAGCGAGCCAAGAAGGGCGACGCGGTCCTCGTCACCGGCCGGGTCAAGCCGGTCCGCACCTACAGCCGACAGGACGGCACGACCGGTGCCAGCCTCGAAGTCCGAGCTCAGGGCGTGGTCATCCTCGGTCGTCGGGAGAAGACCGGCGACGAGGATCTCCAGTTCGACCGGCCGCAGTCCACCCTGACCGATGCCCAGCTCGAGCAGGCCACCGGTGGCGGGACCGTCGTCCGGGAGGGCGAGGTCCCCGTCGGGCTGGGCTCTCCGGCCCGGACCACCGAGGCCGTCGACATCGACGACATTCCGTTCTAGCCATGCCTCCACGCACCGAGAAGACGATCCAGTACCTCCGGCGAGCCCTCGTGGGCGACTCGAAGGACCGCGATCGGATGATGAAGAGCCTCCTGAAGCTGGTCCGTGAGGACGAGCGAGCGAAGGTGCTGAAGACCATGGATCCAGACCTGTGATCCGGTTTGACGGACAGAAGTTCCCGGCGCGGCGTCGGGCGATCGAGCAGTCGCCGACACTGGACCGGATGGTCCTGCTGGGTGAGCTGGGCGATCGTGTCGGGACCGCCTCCGATCTCCGGATGTTCTACGAGTTCCGGAAGACGACGACCATCTACGCCACCCGGATCATGGAGGACTTCGAGGTCGAGACTCTCGAGGGTCTGCACACCGGCAAGGCCGGCGACTACCTCGCGGTGGGCGTCCACGGCGAGATGTACCCGATCGATGGCGACGTCTTCAAGGCCAGCTACGAAGAGGTCCCCCGTGCCTCGTCCTAGCACCGCCCACCTCCGCCAGACCACCCTCCTCGGCGCGATCGAGGGGGACCTCAGCGGGGTGCCGATCGATCCCCACACCGGGATCGCCCGCGAACAGTCGGCACCCCCATCTCTTCGCCGCGCCCCGGAGCCTGTCACTGGTGCCGGGCTTCGGGATCGCGGCGTGTCTCAGGTCGCGGCTGCCAGCCCGCAGTTCCTCGCCCGGGCGACCGAGGCGATCCGCTCGCTGGCCCGTCTCGACCAACCGTTCACCGCCGAGGACGTCGCCTCCCTGACCGGGCGACCCGACCGACCGAACGCGATGGGGGCTGCCCTCATCTCGGCTCGGAAGGCCGGTATCATCGAGAAGGTCGGATACGTTCAGGCCACCCGGAAGGCCCGACACGCGTCGGCGCTGGCCGTGTGGCGAGGAGTAGGACATGGACCCCAGACCCAAGCCCGGACAGATTCAGCCGGGTGACCCCGGCCCCATCAAGACGACGTCCGTAGGCTGGATGCAGGCCATCGGCTACGCCGCGGTCTTCGTCGTCCTCGTCGTGCCGTGGTTGGTGGGCATCGGCCTGCTGTGCATCTGGCTGTTCCGGGGGGCGACGCTATGACCCTCGACGCCAGCGACATCAGTCCACAGCCTATCCACATTCCGACCCCACAGATCGCGGTCGGCGAGCAGCTCGAGAAGGCCGGCGTCCCGCCCCGCTTCCTCGGCCACCGGCTCCGGACCTACCGGGTCAACCGACCCGATCAGGCGTTGGCGGTGCAGGGCGTTGAGCGGGTGGTCACCGGCTACGCCAGCCTCGTCCTGACCGGTCCAACCGGCACCGGCAAGACCCACCTCGTGGTGTCGGCGCTGGCCCTGCTGGCGGAGGGCGACCGGCTTATCAGCCCGTACGTCCTGCCTCGTGGCCTGTTCGTGGTCGTGCCTGAGCTCCTCGACGCCGTGCGGGGGACCATCCGCTACGCCGAGGCCGACGATCCGATGGCCCGGCTGATGGACGTCCCGCTGTTGGTCCTCGACGACCTCGGCGCGGAGAAGCCGACCGAGTGGGTCTTCGACCGGCTGTACGTCCTCGTCAACCACCGGTACAACGCCAAGCTGGTCACCGTGGTGACGACCAACTACTCGGTCCGGGAGCTGGACGAGCGAGGCTATGGGCGGATCATCTCCCGGCTGATGGAGGACGCCAACGTCGTCGTGCTGGACGGTCCGGACGAGCGTCTGTCCACACACAATCCACCAAGCTATCCACAAGCTGAGGTCGAGGATGGCTCGTGACGCCGGCTTCAGTCGAGCGGACATCGATGCCACGATGCTCGACGACGTGAAGTTCCGTCGACTGTGGCGGGTGCTGAACGACGAGACGGTCATGGCACTGGCGGTCACGATCTACCTCGCTACGGTGCTCCGCTCGTGGCACGATGGCGAGGCCGTGAGCGCCGACGATGCCGTTCCGATGTGGCTGGGCCCCAACGAGCAGGCACTCGAGGCCCTGACCGAGGTCGACCTCCTCGACGCTGACCACCGGATCCCCGCCGAGAGCTTCGCGGCGTGGATCGGCCCTGCCTTTGACCGACGCGAACGAAAGCGAGCCGGGGGAAGAGAAGGTGGTCTCAGAAGTCATGGTGTGAAGAAAGACCTGACACGACCTGTACCTGTCCTGTCCCGTCCTGACGATGCTCGAGGTACAGTCGAGGATAGCTCAAGCATAGCTTCTGGGAAGGGAGAGCCACGCTCAGAATCGGCCGTTCTGTACTACTTCGACCTCACCAAGCGGGAACCGACGAACAATGTGCAGGCGTGGGTAGGTGAGCTCGAGGATACCTACGGGACACCTGCCGTCCGAGCCGCCATGGACACCGAGTGGTCCCGATCGAAGCAGCTCAACAACCTGCTCTCCCGGGTCGAGGCCCGCCTCAAGGACCCCGGCCCCAAGACCGCGAAGACCACCAGCCGAGGGGCTGCCCTCGAAGCTGCCGGCCAGAGGCCCCTGCGATGAAACGCTGCGTGTACTGCCACCGCTGGATCTGGCTCTGGCAGCGACAGGGCTGGATCGTCGGCTTCGGTCGGTGGCACACTCGGTGCTACCGGATGCTCTGGAGGCTGGGATGACCCGTCGACACGACGCCCTCGCCGCTGCCCGCCGGTTGGTGGTTGATCTACCACCGAATCCGCGAGCCGTGTACGACCCTAACTTCCCGAGTGACATCCCCATAACGCAGCCCTATGACGACGGGCTGGGGGATAATGAACGGACGGCAGAGGCCGCAGAGCGTGAGCCTGCGGGGAAAGCGGGAATCAGCCGCACCGGGTCCGGCCCCGCCATATTTGCTGACTCTGCCGACATCCTCACTCTGGACGAGGCAGGCGTGGAGCGGCTGGCGCGGGCGATCCACGATGTATGGGGCTGGTGCGAAGATGAACCCAACGGGCCATCGGATGCTGAGGCCCACCAACGGCTTTGCGTCGGAGGGGCCGACGCCCTCCGCGCCGCGCTGTCGGCAGGGTCCGCAGAGCCTGACGAACCGGAGGCGGGGACGCCGGTCCATAAGCGCGAGGACCCCGAGGGCATGGAGCCGACCCAGCTCATGCCCTGCACTGATTCGGCGGGGGCCGCGGCGAATGTCCGCACTGGCTCCAGCGATGGAGAAGGGCCCAGCCCCCGCCGTCTACCGGAGGAACCTGATGCCTGACCCGTTCACCCCGTCACCATCTTTGCTCTCCAAGCTGGGCTCGATCGCGGTCCATGTCGAGGAGCTGCTGGGTCCTACCGGGCACACCTTCGACAAGTCGGCGCTCGACTCGGTGCTCGCTGACCCCGAGGTTCGGGAGTGGCTCGCGGCCATGGCCCGGATGGCGATGCTGCCGGTGCGACGGTGAGACGCCCTCGAGAGCTGACCCAACCCGTCTGGTTCGTCTGGTACGCCCCGTGGAATGGCGGTCGAGCGATCTACCACCTGTGGGGCGGAGCCTCGACGACCGTCTGTAGGCGTCCGCTCGGGGATGGGGAGCGCCTGTCCGACAACCTGCCTCGCTGGATCGCCGATACGTTCGCTCGGGTTTGTAAGCGGTGCGAGCCATGAGCCCAACACCCGAGGCGTGGTTCGGGGAGGCCGAGCGACTGGCAGCTCTCCGGGAGAACCCCAAGCGGGCCGAGCTGATCCCCTGCGACTGGACGTGCCCTAGCTGTGGGCTAGTGTGTCATGCTGACAGCCGCGCTGACCATGGGCCGCACCGAACCTGCGGACAAGCCTTGGAGACTACAACGGATGGATTGGGCACAGCGACTGTGGGATCGAGTCTCACGACGGAGCCGGACGGGGACGACCTCGGACGACGAGCGGGTGAAGCTGGCGCTGGAGCGGTATCACGCCCAGCGGCGAGTGGCCGAGACGATGAACCGCCAGATTCAGCGGCAGATCGACAACCTGAAGTGGGGCCGGCACCGAGCTCGTCGACGACTGAAGCAGCGGGCAGCTCGGGCCACCCGCCGGAAGCAGCGCAGTAGGGCATGACCAGCGGCGGACTTCCGTGGTTCGTCACCGGCGTCGTCACCGGCGTCGTCTGGTTGGACCTGAGCACCCGACTGTACCGACGTTGGCAGCGACGCCAGCTTCGCAAGTCCCTCTTCCGTCGGCTCGACGAGGAGTGGCGATCGACGATGACGGAGGACGCATACCATGGGTAAGGACTACGGGTACGCCAAGCGGGATCGGAGTCGCGCAACGTGGCACCTCGTTGAGTCGAAGGTCTCTGACCGGACGATCACCTACTGCGGCCTCGAGATGCACGAGGTGGACGCCACGGGACGCCGTCTGCTGAGGAGCGACGACCCGCCCGAGCTGTGCCTGAGCTGTCAGGCCAGCGCCTGATGCCGATTCGTCGGTCGACCAGCCCGCGGCCACCGCCCAAGGACGTTGTGAGCCACGAGCTCTGGCTGGCCGTCGTGGCCCGGGACGGCCACCGCTGCATCGCGCCGACGCTCGATCCGGACTGTGGGCCCTGCACCGGGCTCTGGTCGGACACCCCGATCACGACCACCGGCTACTTCGAGCCCGGCGATCTGACGGTCCACCACGTCCAGACCGGGTACGGGCGGAGCGGGAAACGGGCTCCGTCGACGATGGGCAACCTCGTGACCGTGTGCTGGGGCCACCACACGAAGTGTCGAGCGGGTCGGATCTGGGCCACCCAGTCGTGGGTCCTGAGCGCCATGCGGATCTACCTGCTCGAGCTGCCCCGTGGTCTGGGTGCGACGCTGTGACCGAGGACCGGCGATGACCGTCGACGAGCTCACCGAGTGGTTCCTCGACCGGGTCGACTCGCCTCCGCTCCACCTCCACGTTCGAGGCGTGTGGGCCGACGAGGAGGGCGGGTCGCATCTCGGGACGCCGGCATGGAACGCTGCCTTCAGCCGCTGGATCTACGGCACCCCGAGCGCCACGACCGTGGTCGAGACCGAGGTCCCCTGCTTCCACCTCGAGGGCCGGCCCTGCCGGAGCTGCGCGGTCATGCAGAGCGACGGCTCCCTATGGGAGACCGGGGTCATTCGCAAGGGTGAGCTCCGCTACCGCTGGCCGATGCGCCTGACCCTGCACCGTCTGAGCCGGTTCCCGGTTCGTCCCGGTCGACCCCCGCTGCACACCACCCTGCTGACCGTCCAGCTCATGGACGGCGACCTCGGTCGCTCCGCCTCGGCGCTGTCCCTGTACTGGCCGCTGATGGCGAACCCCACCTTCGCCGTGGGCTTCCTCCACTACGCCCTGCGCCGGGCGTACCGGATCTACGACGAGCACCCCGACCCGCTGGCCCGTCGACCGTGGGGCCTGCCCTCCATGCAGCGAGCTCGGAAGAGCGACGCACAGCTTGACGCCGAGGCCGCCGGGCGCGTAGATTCCGCAGAACAGCTCCCGCCCATTCAAGGGCTGGTCGCTGCGGCAGGAACCTGACTTGCAGGGCGGTCGCCGATAGTGTCCCTGCACCGAGAGCTGGCTTTGCCGTCCCCGATTCACACCGTGCGCCTCAACGGGTTCCAGCTCCGATGGGCCAAGGACGTGGCCGACCTCCGCAACACCAAGCCCAAGGGCCCGCCCCGGTTCGGCTATGCCGGCGACTACGACAACCCGACCAACCGCCACTTTCAAGGCTGCTGCGGTGAGCAGGCCCTGTGCGAGATCCTCGGTGTGCCATGGCCGGCCCGGGTCGATACCTACCGCGAGCTCCCCGACGTCGACCCCGACTGGGAGGTTCGCTGGAGCAGCGGCCCACGGCTGAAGGTCACCAGCCGGGACAACCTCTTCTACCGAGCGGTGCTGGTCATGGGCAATCCCCCGGTGATGAAGGTCGTCGGCTGGATGCGGGTCGCCACTGCCCTGAGCCACTACCCGGTGACCGACCCCGGCGATCGCAAGAGCCCGGCGACCTTCGTGCCGGCGGCCGACCTGAACCCGTTCGATGCCTGACTGGCAGTCCCGGATCGTCGGCCACGGTGAGGAGGCACCCGATCAGCTCCTTGCCAACCCGAAGAACTGGCGGATCCACCCCAAGTCGCAGCAGTCCGCGATGGAAGCGGTCCTCGACAAGGTCGGCTGGGTGCAGGACGTCATCGTCAACCGCCAGACGGGCAACATGATCGACGGCCATATGCGCGTCTCACTGGCCGACCGGCGCAACGAGAAGACCGTCCCCGTCGTCTACGTCGACCTCAGCCCCGAGGAGGAAGACCTTGTCCTCGCCACCCTCGACCCGCTGGGAGACCTTGCTGCGACGGACCGGGCCCAGCTTTCTGAGCTCCTCGGCGAGCTCGACCGCACCACCATGGTCGACGAGCTGGCCTCGCTTCTGGTGGAGCTCGAACCGGACCCGGGGAGCGGTGGCAAGCCCCTCATGGATCTCTCGGTGGGTGGCGCTGCCGCCCAGCTCGAGCAGCTCGTCTACTACCCCACCGTCACCGACGCTGCCGTCATCCGCAAGGCGCTCGACTCGGTAGCCGGCGAGACCGACACCGAGAAGCTGGTGGCCCTCGCTCAGGCGCACCTCGATGGCTAGCTCCCTGCCGACTGCCCCGGCCAAGAAGCGGAAGCGGGCTCGTGGTCCTGCGGCCTCACCGACCTCGGCCTATCGGCTCGCGATCCGGGAGAAGCAGGAGCGAGCGTTCCAGTTCCGGCTGTCGGGGATGCCCTTCGCTCAGATCGCGCAGCAGGTCGGCTACTCCGATGCGGCGGGTGCGCTCCGTGCGGTGCAGGCGATCCTCGCCACTCGGACGGTGCCCGAGATCGACGAGTACCGGAAGGTCACGATGGCCCGCCACGAGCGTGTCCTGCAGTCGATCTGGCCGGCGGTGCTTCGAGGCGACGAGAAGATCCTCGGTCGGTACATCCAGCTCCTCGACCAGATGAACAAGCTGATGGGGGCCTACCCCCTGAACCCGGCACTGGTGGCGCAGGTCACGGTCGAGACCGCCAACGACGAGACGATCGTCGGGGTCGGGATCTCGTGGACTCCTGACGACGAGTGGATGCGGAAGTTCGCCGCGGCGTGGAGCGAGGTTCATCCAGACTACGTTCCCGCACTGGAGACCACCGATGGCGCAACCGGCTCCGCCGCACCTGCTGGAGACCCCGGGCCTCCCGACTGAGAACACCCATCTCGCCCTGAGTCACATCGTCCAGAACGTGCTCGCCTCGCACGGCTTCGTGCTGGCCGACTGGCAGGTGACCCGGATGCCGGACCGTGACGTCGTGGCCTTCGTGATCCCCCGCACCAGCCCGATCGTGCTCCCGTCCAAGCCATCGACGTGACCGCGGCTCCCACGCTTCCGTGGATGCGGGTTCCGTACCTCAGCCCGCACTTCCCCCATCCTCGACAGGCGGTGTTCCTGAGCCTCGACGAGGTGATCGAGGCGCTGTACGGCGGAGCTGCCGGCGGGGGGAAGTCGGACGCCATCCTGATGGGCTCGCTGCAGGACGTCGACAAGCCGCGCTACTCGGCGCTCATCCTGCGCCGCACGTTCGCCGACCTGTCCCTGCCGGACGCGATCATGGCCCGCGCCAAGGAATGGCTCTACGGCAAGCCGGGCGTGAAGTGGAACGAGGGCATGAAGAGCTTCTCGTTCTTCGAGGTCGCCGGCAAGAAGATCGATCCGCCCAGCCGGCTGACGTTCGGCTTCCTCGAGGGCGAGAACGACAAGTACCGCTATCAGGGCAGCGCCTACCAGTACATCGGCTTCGACGAGCTCACCCAGTTCCGCGAGTCGGACTACCGCTACCTGTTCAGCCGGCTTCGACGGACCGAGGAGCAGGGGGCCGACGTGCCGCTCCGGATGCGGGGCGCGACCAACCCCGGTGGCGTGGGCCACGAGTGGGTCAAGGCTCGGTTCATCTCGAAGCAGCGCCCGGACCGCTTGTTCGTGGCCGCCCGGCTGGCCGACAACCCGAGCCTCGACCAAGAGGCGTACGAGGGGGCGCTCGCCCAGCTCGATGACATCAGCCGAGCCCAGCTCCTGTACGGCGACTGGGACGTCCGCCCTGATGGCAAGGTCTTCCGGCAGGGCACGTTCCACTACCTCGAGCCCGAGGAGTTCGACCCCGCCGGCTACATCTGGGTCCGGCGCTGGGATCTCGCAGCCACGAAGCCGGTCAAGGGCAAGGACCCCGACTACACGGTCGGGGTGCTCATGGGCCGGCACCGGGAGACGGGCCGATGCGTCGTCGCGGACGTGGTCCGTCTCCGCAACACTCCTGACGAGGTCGAGCGTGTGGTGAAGGCCACCGCCGAGCGTGACGGTCGCGAGCTCCGGGTCCGGATGGAGCAGGAGCCGGGGGCCAGCGGCGTCCACCTCATCGACCACTACGGCCGGAAGGTGCTGTGGGGCTACAACTTCAGCGGCGACAAGGTCACCGGCGACAAGGTGGCCCGGGCGATGCCCTACGCCACGATGGCGAACCGCGGTCAGGTCGACCTCATCCGGGCCGACTGGAACAGCGCCTACGTCGGTGAGTGCGAGGCGTTCCCCGACGGGGCCCACGACGATCAGGTCGACGCCAGCTCGGGGGCGCATCACGATCTGGTCAGCAACTACGAGCCCGGCGCTGGTACGATCGAGCCGCCCGACGGACGGCGCATCGATGACGCGTACCGGTCCCGGCGGCACAGCTACGGATCGGTGACTCGATGACTGATCGGCTCCGGCGAGGATTT